CAGGATCAATCGCTGACAAAGTTGTGAAGGATTCATTTCAAGGTTGAAGTAGATCCCTGCTTCTTTGGATTGGATGCCATGAAATAATGCCAGTGCAGTCTTGCCCATTGATGGTCTGCCTGCCAAGATGATAAATTCAGGCTGCCATCCACCGGTGAATCTGTTGAGTGCAGTAAGCCCTGTATTGACTCCGCTTGTCTTGCCTTGTCGATTTAGTTCCTGCCGTCTGAAGTATGCCTCCCGTTCGTCCTTGACAAGATCGGCAGTGGTGATGATATTGGAAACGGTCATACCGGTATCCATAAGTTCGTTAAGTCGCTTGACCATCTCCGATGCCGTTACCTCTGCATCGTGCCGATCATAAAGACCTATTGACTCCTCAGTGATTATCTGATGTATTTGAGATTTAAGATAGGTATTTCTAAGTTCAAGAAGGATGGCTTCGTGAGGCTCAAAGAATCCTGATGTGATCTTGTCAAGTGATTTGCTGATTGTGATTATATCGGCAGTGTCCAGAACTTTGGCGATCTTATTCTCTTGATTAAGGAAGGTGATGTCGATAGGTTGTTTCTTTTGATTGAGAGATTTGATGATGTCAAATGCTTTCTTGTATCTCTCGTTGGTGAAGTATTCACTTTTAAGTTGAACGATGATCTCGTCCTTGTGCTGGTTGGAAGATAGCAAGATGGCGATCATCTTCTCTTCAAGTTCTTGGGATGTTATCATTTGTAATGCTCTGTTGATGATCGGTTAAATTGGATTTGTTCAGGTTTGGAGGATGTGAATTTATTGTTGCGGTCAAACACTATGCTCGTCCAGTTATTCATCACTGAAGTCTGCATTGCTTCGATTGCCTTTGCTTTATTAGTTCCGCACTCCTCCCGTATTCTTTTAACTAAAAGTTTAATAGCGTTTTTAGATGGATATTTTTTGATGCTGATTCGGTGCTTAAGGTAATCATTGAATGCAATGTTGACTTCAGGATCATTGAAGATTTTTATTTTGTCAATTTCATTTTGCTTTTTGAAGATATAGGATGGATCAAGATTTTCAAAGTTGAATGTTGGTATTGATTCGATAGAATCATTAATGTCTTTTACTTTCTCTGTTTCTGTATCTGTATCTTTTACTGTAACTGTTACTGTATCTTTATCTGCTACCTTTGCTAAGCTAACCTTAGCATTTGGTAGCATTTGGTAGCTTTTGCTTGCCTTTGCTTCACCTCCTTTTTTTCCTGCTTCTCTCCTAACTTCCAAGACTTTAGAATATTTATCTACATCCCGATCCATCTGCATCTTTATTGGATTGAAAATAAAAAACATCGGATCTGATGGCTCACAGCATTTGCCAGTAAGGAAATACTCAAACATCATTCTGGTAAGTTTACCAAGTTGCTCATCGGACAAATACTTCAAGGTATCATATCCATCGGCATACATTAGGAAAGATTTTTTCATCGCAAAAAAAATGCCCCTTGATGGCTGCGGTCGAATCGGCTTGGTTATCACACCTTGCCTCGCAGCCCCCAAAGGGCTTCAATGTTTTACATCAATTCAGGATTCGACCTCTGAACTACCACAAAGATAAAAAATTAATAGCAGTTAACCGTAGTTTTCACAGTTACTTTTTTGCCATTCAATGTTGTACTTGTCGTGCCTTCCATTCCGACCTTAAATGCCTTGACATCTCGGTTAGTCATTCCGCACTTTTCTATTCTGGTCATTTGCGTTTGCGATTCAAAGCCAGTGGTCGTTGTTGTTACCCTGCAATCGTAGCACTTTCTACAACTTGATAGAGATGCAAGCAGGATGAGAATTGATAGGGTTGTTTTCATGTTGTTAGTTTTGATTGTTTAATTCTCTTAGATTTAGTTCCCAGATTACTGATAAAATTATCCATTGTTTTATCAGAAATAAAATGATAATCTCTATTTCTAAAAACACCTTGCAGTTGAAGGTCTTTTCTTAATAAATTTAATTGACGAAAAAACCCATAATCAATATCATCATTTTTAAGTTTGTAATAATCATTATCAGATAATATTCTAATTTTTTCAAATTCATCCCAATATTTTAGTGCATGATGCAACTTTGTTTTAACATAATAAGACCGTCCAAAATTTGAAGAAAATTGAAATTCATAAAAATATTCATTCTTAGAAAAATCAAAAGAATTAATTACTGAATTATCTTGCAAACACAATACTGCTCTTTCTTCAAGATTTAATTTTTCACACGCTAAATCAATAATTTTTTGATATGATTCTTTACAATAAATGTTTTGAATTAAACGTGGTTCAGAATAGGTAAAACTTGTTTCCATTTTATTTGTATCAAAATTAAAATACGGAATTATAGTTTTTATGTAGTCGTATTTTATGATAACTAAAATTGGAATTAAATCAATCGTAAAATAAATTTCACATTTCTGTTCACCTTCACCGCAAGTGAATATCTGTTGATTTTTAATTTCCATCATTCAAAGTTTTTACCTTCTGCTTCTCTAAATTCAACATCATTGCCAGTGTTTATTTTATGCTCTGCAATTTTCATTAATGTCGTTGCTCTCTCAAGTTCATACTTCAATGAGTTGTTGGCTTGCTTGGCTAAGTTAGCCTGTGCCTTTGCTTGATCAACTGAGATGTCATTCTTGTCCAACTTTTCCATTTGGTCAAAAATAAAATGCAATAGTGATTTGTTGTTTACGGGTGTCATACTGTTCGTTTTTAGTGGTTGAATTAAAGTTCATTTTTTATGTACTTATCAATGATCATTAAACTCTCGTGTATTCCGATTGCGAAGGTCGCATAGTATCCAGCAGCGGAAAGCATCTTCAGGATCTTCTGCTGCCGTTCAAGGTGTTCATCCATCAGCAGGCTGCCATCCTTCTTAAACACCTTCTTACCTTCCAACTTGATCTCTAAATACAGCCCTGCATACTTGCCATTTGGATGGGCAATGAATAAATCAGGATAGCCAACAAAGCCATTCATTGATTTGTGCAGCCTGCCCTGACCAATGGTCATCTTCATCCCTGCTGCGAAGTCGAACCTATAAACGATGTTAGGATATTGCAGTGCCATCAACTTAGAGATGCTGATGTAGATGTCGGACTCTCGCCTTTTACGTAGTTTCATTCTTTGCTTTTTTCATTCCTTTATTCCAAGCCCTCTGTCCTGCCTTGAATCTTGTCGGGATGCCTGCTTTCATCAGTCGATTACCATAGGTATCTCGCTTGTACTTAAGATCCTTTTTAATGCCTCTAAGGTTGGCGATCTGATAAACAGCACAGCAAGTCAATCCTAATGCGTTAGCGATCTCCTTAGTGGGCATATTGGCATAGTGATTCAACACAAAGCTAATAACCGCATCACAGTGCTTGGCTCTCATCGTTTGGAATAATCACCATCGAACTGCTCGATGAAGTTAATGATCAACTCCTTTGCGCTGTCGATCTCATCCTGATTGTGCCTATAAAGAAACAAGTCAGCAAACTTGCCCGACTTCTTGACCTTTGGAGTTACGCCAATATAGTAGAAGCACTTTGGATCTGTTCCCATCAGGATCGAATACCATACCGCTTGAATGTGGTTGGCGTGCTTGATCATATCGGCAGCGAATGCTTCAATGCTCTTGGCTGATGTGGTCTTGATGTCTGCAAGGATCTTCTGTTGCTCCCAATTCATATCGATGGCACATTTGCCTTGAACGGTCTTGCCTCCGATCACAACATCAGACACCACCACTTGCTCCTTGATCGACTCCTCAAACATCGTTGCCAATAATGGCACTTCCTGAAAGGCATCGTAGACATTCTTTGCAGCCCCATTCATCTGATCGACTTCAGTTTCTAAAAGATCGAAGTGAAAGTTTGCCCCCTTATCGAGGGCATTCTTTGCGTAGCTAATATCGCCAGTGTAGAATCTTTTGATTCTGCTGGCAGAGATTGCAGGATAGTTTATAAATTCTTCTCTTGTCATTATACCTCCTCCAATTCTTCTTTTATTCTTACCTTAAACACTTTGTATCCATCTGCCTTTATTCTGGTAATCATCTGCTGAATGCTCATCACTCCATAGATTGGCTTCTCGATCTTGACTGGTGCTTCGATCTTCTCAGGAATTTCATCCATCTGTATTTGAATTTGCTTATCTGCTGCATCAATTACAGCCTTTGCAAGTGCTGTGAATGATTTATTGCTGAAGCGTGCTGCTTTGTTTATGATGTGAACGTAGCTGCATTTGGCATATCCTGCCAAGATTGAAAGCCCTGTTTTTGTTAGGGTTGTTTTCTTTCGTCTTACTTCGATAAACTCAACAAGTTCATCGTGTGTTAATGGTGTCCATTTGTAGCGATTATTGAAATCGCCTTTTGAATTTGCTGTCATTGTTTTAAGATATTAAACTGTTTGAGTTTTAATTGCTACTACATTGATTCCTGCGATGTGCTTCAATCCTACCATCTCCATCGCCTTTGGCAAGTGCCTGAGAAGATCCTCTTGGCGCAAGTGATTGGTGGCGAATAAGACATTGATGATCTTTAGCCAATCAACATCGCCATCGACTTCTGCCTTATAGACTGTTCTGATGTTCTTAGTCTTTGGCATATCCACTGATGATACATACAGATCATCCACCATATTAGCGAGGGCATCCATCTCCTTGAAATGACTCTTAATCGACATTGATTCCTGAATGATCTTTTCCTGCGCTTGCTTATGCTCTTGCTCAACTTGCTCGTGGTACTCCAGCATCTTGGCTTTGGCTGATGTAATGAATTGGCTCAGTGGATCTGTGGTCTGCTTTTCAAGGCTAATCAATTCCTTCTTGAAGTGATCAACGGGCGCAGTGATTTCCTTGCGTGCCGATTCCACAATCTTGATGGCATCATTTACTTGCTTGATGGCTGCTGCCATACTGTTGTACTCGCTCACGTTCTTAACGCTGTTAGCTTCTCCTGCCACGCTGTTGCGTTCAATGAGTGCCTGTGCGTTTAATATCTCGGTTGAGTTTATCGATTGGTAAATCTTCTCAACGGGAATGCTTATCTTTGCAATGCTGTTCATGTTTATTTAGGTTAGAGATCGGCAGGGAGTTCGTTCACCCTGCCGATTTTTTGTTTAAGTTAAAAAGGGAATTTCTCTTTAGAGGTGTTGAATAGATCATCGAGATCATCTGCGCCATCATCGAACGGTGAAGCCTGCTGTGGCTGTGTCCACTTGGTTGATTCTTGACTGATGCGCTGCAACCACTCATCTGATTTCTTGATGTCCTCCTGCATAAAGTCAGGCAGCAATGAGAACACCATATCATCATGCTCGGTAGTGTCGTAGCACATTGGAGCGTTAATCGCTGGAGGGCATTGCATTCCTTTCGGCATTGGTGCGATGCTCATAATGTTAGCATACGTTCGATCTTCTTTGCCATTGTGAACGATGTTAAGCATACAAGGAAGTGATATAAGATTAAAGATGTCGAAGTCTGCTGCTTGCTTGTCGGTCATCTTCTTGCCGAACCAAGACTCGATAAACTTTCTAAGCGATGCTTTCTCACCCATACTTAGGTTGAACACTGTCTTTACATAGAATGGCTGTTCGCCTTTCTCCTCGTTAAATACTGCCAACTCCATCGGCAGTTCAAACATAAATTGGATCTTGCGCTTGCGGTTCTGCCACTTCTCATCGAAAGTCGTGCCTTTATCGATGATCTGATAGCATCTTCCGATGTGAGTGCCTTCGGGTGCAAGTTGTTTTGATGCGGATGATCCGCTGTTAATTGGTGCTTTCATTTCTGAAATATTAAAGGGTTAAAGATTACGCTTGTAAAGATTCAATTACTGATTCGTGCATAGTGTCAACTGCTGCACAGTAGGCTTGGTGATACTCCTCAATCGAGCAAGATTCAAACAGCCTAATATCGGCAGGCACACCATAGGTTAACTCCTTGTGAAATTGCCTTGGCAGTGCTGATGCATTGCTGTCGCATCTGGTCATTAGACCTTTTCTGCATCCGTCATTGATTACGATTGTGAGCATCCCTGCGAGGTGATCGTAGTGAAAGAACTCGGTTGATTCGATGTTTCTGAAAAGTGTTTTTGCTGTCATTGTTTTAAGTTGTAAAAGGGTGGGAAAATATGGGCAGGGGTTAGCTGCCCGATTGAGTTTAGTTAATTTTGCCGTTTGCTTTTGCCCATTCTAAGCACTTACTGCAAACCATTGATTCATCTTCTAAGTAGTTTTTAATGAACTCTGCTGTCTTAACTACGTGCGTGCCTTTAGCATTTCTGAAGATGTGTCTGCCACATTGCATTCTTGAAGGGTGTAACTTGTTGTTACCGAGGCTTGCGAATAAATGTGATTTGTAATTTGTCATGGCTTGAATAGGTTTGAATTGTTCGTTTTGGTTTGACAAATGTAGAACCTTATTTTGATTCTGCAATACACAAACAAACAAAATAACAAACTACCAGCGTGAATTTACATAACTCGCTGATAATCAATTCAATTAATTTCAATCTATTTTTATGGAGTTGCCAATTTAACCGCCGTAATTCCGAGCAATGCTCCGATTCCGATCTTGGCTGCTGTGGTCTGATACCACTTTTTGTCTTGCCTAACAACTACGTTACGCATTCCCGTCAAGTTGATGTTTGGGTTATCCACCCCGATCCTAACTACGGGATCTGTTCTTTTTAGAATCTTTGAAATAAAGCCCTCTCGCAGCGTATCTCCGATTGCGACAGTATAAGATGCAGGAATGATTAAAGAATCGATCTGAATGAAGCCTAAGCGGTTTATTCGCCCTCCTATCTCTAACCATCTTTCGATCTTGTGAAAGGTTCTTGGAAGTTTGATGTGCGGAAAGCTATCGACATACACCACCTCGCCAACCTTGAACTCAGTCTTGTAGATGGTTCTCGTTTCAATCTTCACTGCCTGATCCACCTTAGCCATCTCTAACTGCTCCTTGACCTGATCCAGTTCACGCTCTGATGCGTTGATCTGCAAGGCTTGGGTGTAGATGATAAGCGAATCATCAGTCTTGCGCTTGGTGAAGATCTGATTCGTTTCAAAGGCATCAGCATTGATCCTCTTCAACTCCCGATTGTAACTGCAAGAGCGAAGCAACAAAAAAAGCAACAGCCCGATGATAGTTAGCATCACTGCTGTTGATGGCTTGATATTATCCATAGCTGACAAGTTGAATGAGTTTGTTGAGGTGAATGAGCATACAGCCCTGATCCCTGATGTTATCATTTAAGATATTGATCGCCACATTGAACGGCATACCTTTCTCGATCACATAAGAAGCAACAACAGCAATTAACCTCTCATCGCATTCTCGGTCAGTCTTAGGCAAGTCAATCAATGCTTTAATCATAATCAAATGTTATAGCTGTCGAGTTGCTTTCTTGACAAGCAATTTAATTGATTCATCCAATCGCTGCACACTGTCAGCAATCATATTCATAATCTCCTGCTTCTCTCTTTCTGTTGCCTCCTTATGCTCCATCATCATACTCACCAAGCCACCAATGGAAGTCAATGGCTGTCTAAGTTCGTGAGATAGAATAAAGCGGAACTCTTCGAGGAGCATCTTCTGGCGTTCGTAGTCGTGAGCAGTTATGCTCGTAACATCAACTAATGGGATGCCTATAAAATGCAAAGAACCCAATATAGAATATACATTCCACATTGAGTACCTCTCAGATCCGATCTTCTGCTTGGATCGAACATACACCCGTAAAGCATCAGGTGATTTAGTCTTAGCCTTTTCGATGATTGTCAAGAACTCATCCCGATCACTATCATTGGAGGCAATGTCGAGAATGTTTCTTGGCTTCAAATGGCTGCAATATTCCCTGAATAAATCATTGGATGTGAGTATTGCTCCCTGCTCATCAGCTATTACGTAGAATAAATCTATTGAAGATTCAAGAATGTGCAGTGATGCCATACCACAAAGATAGGCATAAGGAATAATTAAGCCATCTCCTTGCGGATATTATCGATCAATGACCTCCAAGCACCTTGACTGGTTACAAGATATTGAACGGTGATAGCCATTGTAAACGCAAGCACGATCCCGTTAATCGGTATATCTAAATTCATAGGCATTGGCTCATTCTTTTGGTTTGATCTTACATCGACAAAGGTCAATGGCTCTGCTTTAACTGAGGTGATCAATGATATGTTACAAGGTTGGATAGTATCGAATGCAGTTAGCTGTGGCTTGTCAATTTTTGGCAAGTCAATCTTTGGCACTTCAACAACAGCAACAACCTCAACAGCCGAATCAACAACTGATCCAGTAGTTACCGAAGTATCAAAGCTGATTGATCTGTGTGTTACCTTATACACTGTATCTCTAACTGTCTGCTGATTCATCGCTCTTAGCTTTTGGAATGTACCCTGCTGCAATCAATGCAGCCACTATCGCTGCCATTGTTTCGGTTGTTATGACCTTAAAGATCAGTAAGTAAATTGATACCAAGATCATCAGCGAGCCGATGGTTGAACGCCAGTGCTTGATGATGATGTTGAATATCTTTTTAGTCTTAGTAATCCTTGCTGCCATAGTTCAATTTACGAAATGCAGCAGATGAAGTTCCGCTAATAACCGGTTAAACTTTACAAGGTGTGAAGTATAACTTCGCCTCTGCTGCCCTTCTTGTGGTCAGCCCTTGCAGCACTTTGCCCCCTGCCTTATTCCACCTCATAAACTCATCGGCAATGCTTGGATCGTTTGCGTTGACCTTTGCCTTGCGTACCAATGTTGATCGTCCAAATGCAGAGCCTCCAATATTGTAGCACAGGCTCACCAACGCATCGAATTGATATTGGTTGAGGTTTGGTAGGCTCTTGTTTACAACCGATTCAAAAGGCTCTAAAGTAGCGAGAAGCAGTTGCGTTGCCATTGCCTCATTGACCAACTTCTCACCCATCAACACCTTGCGCCCATCAGGATAGCGAGTGCTTCCGTAGCCAATCGTTGCCACCTTTGCTGGACATAGGTAAGCCGATAGCCTCAAGCCCTCATAAGCCTTGATAATCTTCAAGCCGTTGATAGATGTTGAGCGCATTAGATGATTACATATTGGAGAATGGCGTAGAGGCTTTGGAAACTATGTGCATTGGTTACTGAAGAAACATCAATTACAATTTTATTGCTTGTAGTGTTAGCAGAAATAACCCAAACATCAAGCTCTGCATTTCCAACAGCACTATAAGCTATAATTCCAAAAGCATTCTTAGCATTAGTAAAATCAGATGCAATAGGCAAGTC